AGCCCGCGTGGGAGCCGTTCTCGTAGTACTTGCGGCGAAAGAGGGTCGCGGCGCGGTTCAGCTGCACCGCGTGCAGTGCGCTGACGTACTCCGGCACGCCATAAATCTCCTGGCGGACGTCGACGTCGAACAGATGGACGATCGAGCAATTGTCGAACTGGATCGGCGCACCGGCCTCGGGCGTGAACCAGTAGTCGCCGACTGCGAGCCCGACGCGGGTCTGTAGAGCAGGCACGCGCTTGAGGGCTAGCAAGCGGCCGCCGATCGAGTCGTGGCGCTGGAGATACCCGTTTGCGAACGTGACGAAGTCCATCGCCAGCGCCGCGAACTCCCTGGTCGATAGGAACGGCGTGGGCTCGAACGCGTCAACGAGCAAATTGCGCTTGAGGAACAGCGCCGATGCGTGATGCGGGGCGACGCCGGTCATATTCGCCAGGCCACGAAGGCTGATCGGCGGTTCGTACCAGCGACCCGTGCGGTAGACCTGCGAGTAGTCCATCAGCGAAGTGCGGTCGATCGGCTCGGGCTCGCCGAAAGTGAAGGCCATCGGCCCCGCCTTCGGCGACGTCGTCGCGAGCGCGTCCACGGCGGCATGGTTGTCGCTCGGCGAGCGGCGGTTCTTCTTGCGCATCAGGAGATCTCCAGGATGGATCGGCCACGAGCCAGTGGCCCGGCCAGCGGTTCAAAAATGAGGGAATGCATAAGGGCCCACGCGAGATCCGCATGACCTACTTCGTCGGATCGGCTTGCCTGGTAGGTGACGTGCCTGCCGCTGGCCGTCATCGTCTTGCGGATAGCCATGAAGGCGGCGGCGAGGTCCGTCCAGCCCGCGTCCCACTCGAGCCGGCCCTTGCCCATGACGTCCATCGCCTTCATCACCATCTGGCCCTTGAGCTCGGGCGAGTACTGGATCGCGCGGGCCGCAGGAAAGAACTGTTTGACCAGCTCGTACACGCCGATGCCCATGCCGGTGACGTCGATCGCGATGTCGCGGACGTTGTAGATCGAGCACAGGCGCTTGATATTTCCCGCCTGCGCGGCGAAGTCCTGCCCTGGCCACTGGTGCTTCTCGACTGCGCGGAAGCGGTCGATGGCCGGGGTGGGCAGCGCGGTTACGACGCAACCGGAAGGGTCGCCGCCGGCCGACCCCTTCGAGGGATCAAAGCCGATCGACACTTCGGCGTTGCCAAGAGGGCGTGGCGCGACCGGCCGGAAGTCGTCCCACTCGTCCCAGCTGTCGACCAAACACCGCTTGATCAGGCTGAACGGGAACACGGAAGCGCTGTCGTCGATGAACTCGCACATCAACAGCTGGCGAAATTCTTCCTCGCTGTATTCGAGCCGAAGCTGGTCGATATCGAACAGGTCACAGCCGCCGGCAAGGGCGTCCATGACCGTGACGATCTGCCGCCACTGACCATCCGGCCCCTTGAACCCGGGAGAAAGAATGCGGTGGCTGGTGTCGATCTCGACCCGATCGCCCTTGGCCTTGCCTTTGTTGAACAGCTGCCCCGACCAGAACGGGTAGGCGTCGTGACTGAGCGCCGACGGCGTTGAAAAGTACGTTTGACGCCACTTCTTGTGGATCGCCATACCCGACGCGACCTTGCGCAGCGCCTGGAACGAGTGCACCCAGAAGTACTCATCGAAGTACAGGTTGCCGTGGTAGCTCTGCGCCGTCCGTGCATTTGTGCCGAGGAAGATGAGCTCCGCGCCGTTAGGTAGGACGATGGGGGAATCGCGCCCTCCTTTGAGCTCGACGTCCGCCACCCGCTTGGCGAATTGCTGCATGTACTGCCGGAACACGTTGGCCTGCGCGCGGCTAGCAGATAGGAAAATCTGGTTGCGACCCGTGTCGATTGCGTCGAGCAACGCCTCGTTGGAGAAATCGTAGGTGGCGCCGATCTGTCGCGACTTGAGAATGTTCCTGATGCGGTGGGCGAGCCCGGCTTCGTGCCACACGCGCTGATAGGCGAACATTTCCTCGTGGTAGGCCTCCCGCATCAACGTCGCTTGTTCGGGGCTGTACTCGTTGCTGACGGGCTTCTTTTTTGGCTTCGCGTTGCGCGCGGCAATGTTCGGGTTGAGGTCGCCCTCGTGCCCGCCCGGGCCTTCGTAGCGGCGAACGCGAGCGATGCGTTCCAGCTGACGACCGAGCAGGTCGATTTCTTTGTAGTCGCTGCCCGACTTCTCATCCTTCATCACCAGCTGGCACATGCGCGCCTCGATCGCCTGGTCAACGCGATCAATGGGGGCGGTGTCGGCCCACGCGTCCCGCTGTTTCCACGCTTCCACGGTCGACCGCGGCGCGGTCAACTTCTCGGCAATGGCCGTCACAGACCAGCCCTGAAAGAACAGTTGTCGCGCGAGTCGGCGCGGATCCATGGCATCGGGAGTAGGCAGCATGCCGGACAGCGTAGAGAGCGCCCGGGCGCAACTCCCGCGCCGGTTGTTCTGTACACCAAGTTACAGAACAACCGCTCATTGCCGACACGTGGCGGGTTCCTGATGCTGGCGACTCAAGCATCCCGAGCCCCCTTTCACGCACCGAGGCAACCACATGGCCGGCAAGAAATCCAAGCAGTTCGTCATCGCCACCGAAGGCGCCACCGTCGACGGCCGAACCATCGAAGGTTCGTGGATCGATCAGATGGCGGCGAACTACAACCCGGAGAAGTACCGCGCCGGCATCAACCTCGAACACTATCGCGGCGTCGACCCGAAGGGCCTGTTCCAGAACTACGGCTTCGTCGACGCGCTCTCCACCGGCAAGAACGCCGATGGCAAAAAGCAGCTGCTGGCCGAGATCTCTCCGACCGATGGCCTGGTCGATATGGTCAAGGCCAAGCAGAAGGTCTTTACCAGCATCGAGGTCAATCCGAAGTTCGCCGATACGGGCGAGGCCTACCTTATGGGCCTGGCCGTGACCGATACCCCGGCCAGCCTTGGCACGGACATGCTGGAATTCACGGCGAAGAACCCGGCCGGTAGCCCGCTGACGGCGCGCAAGCAGCAGCCCGAAAACCATTTCAGCGTCGGCGTCGAGACCGTCATCGAATTCGAGGACGTGGCCGACCCGGGCCCATCGATCGGCGAGCGCATCAAGGCCATTTTCGGCCGCAAGGACAGGGTCGATGCGGAACGCTTCACCGGCATCGAAGAAGCGATCGCCGAAGTCGCCGAACACGGTTCGACACAGAGCGCCGAGAACGCCCGCCAGTTCGACAAGGTCGACGGCGAAGTGCGCCGCCTCACCGATGCCAACACCTCCCTGATCGCCCGCCTAACGGCGCTGGAAGAGGCCTTCAACAAGACGCCCGCCAAGACGGTGGACCGCCCGCGCGCCGATGGCGGCGCATCGCACCTGACGGACTTCTGACGAACCGCGCCACCCGCCCCCTCTTCCGCCCCCGAGGACATCCATGAAGAACGAAACGCGCAAGAAATTCAACGCCTACACGGCCCGCATCGCCGAGGTCAACGGCGTTGAATCGGCCTCCACCAAGTTCGCCGTAGATCCGTCCGTCCAGCAGAAGCTGGAAGACAAGATGCAGGAGGACAACAGCTTCCTGAGCCTGATCAATGTCGTCGGCGTCGACGAAATGCAGGGCGAGAAAGTCGGCCTCGGCGTCAGCGGCCCGGTCGCCAGCCGCACCAACACCACGGGCGGCACCCGCCGCAATCCGCGCGACGTCGGCACCCTCGACCAGACCGGTTACCAGTGCGTGCAGACCAACTTCGACACCGCCATCACGTATGTCCGCCTGGACCAGTGGGCCAAGTTTGAAGACTTCCAGCCCCGCCTGGCCGCGCTCATCAACAACCAGCAGGGTCTAGACCGCATCATGATCGGCTTCAACGGGACGTCCCGTGCCGACACGACGGACCTCGCCGCGCACCCGCTCCTGCAGGACGTCAACAAGGGCTGGCTGCAGATCATTCGCGACCAGGCTCCGGCGAACCACCTGACGGAAGGCAAGGCGGGCTCGGGCAAGATCAAGGTCGGCCCCGGCGGCGACTACGAGAATCTCGACGCCCTGGTCTCCGACCTCGGCACGCTGCTCGCGCCCTGGTACCAGGGCAACGGTGCCCTGCGTGTCATCGTCGGCCGCAACCTGATGCACGACAAGTATTTCCCGATCATCAACCGTCAGCAGGGCGCGCAGGACGAGCTCGCCTCGCAGACTCTGATCAGCCAGAAGTCGATCGGCGGCCACCCGGGCCTGTCGGTGCCGTTTGTTCCGGACGGCACGCTGTTGCTGACGTCGACTGAGAACCTCTCTATCTACTACCAGAATGGCAAGCGCCGCCGGTTCATCAAGGACGAGCCGGAGCTCAACCGCGTCGCTAACTACGAGTCCAGCAATGAGGACTACGTGGTGGAAGATCTCGAATTCGCCGCCCTGGCGGAAAACATCGAGATCGGCGACTGGTCGGTCGCGCCGTAATGCCGTCGCCCGCGCAGCAGCATCGTATGCGCGTTCTTGCCGCCCGGCCCGCCGCTCACACGGCGGCCGGGACGGTGGAGAACGGCGCTTCGGCTCGCCTTCACTCACTCATGGCACGCAAGCTCGACGACGACCGTCGCCGGCTCAAGGATATCCAGTCGACTGAACGAAAGATCGACGTCAAACGGGAGCTCCTTCCCGACTATGACGACTACGTGGCCGGAGTGCTCGCCGGCAACGCTGGCATGCAGGATGACGTTCTCGGCTACGTGATGGTCTGGCGGATCGACGTCGGCGACTTTGCCGGCGCGCTGCCGATCGCCCGTTACGTCCTCGAACACGACCTCAAGCTGCCCGACCGCTTTGAACGGACCGTGGCGACCTACGTCGCCGAGGAACCGGCTATGCAGGCGCTAAAGGCTTATGCCGCCGAGCAGCCGTTCGACGTCGACGTTCTGCGCGAAGTCGTCGAACTGACCAAGCCGCCACACGACATGCCCGACCAGGTGCGCGCCAAGCTCCTTTTCGCCCTCGGCCGCCACCTCCGCGCTACCGAACCAGCCGAGGCGCTGGATCTCCTCGTGCGTGCGGTGGAATTGCACGACGGCGTCGGCGCGAAGAAAGACATCGAGCAGCTGCGTGCGCAGCTGAAAAAGACCACGAACACGCCGCCCGCCGGCGGCACCTGAGCACCCCCCGGCGCCCGGCGGCACGGGTGGCAATCGGCAACTTCGGTTCACCGTGACCCACCCGTCCACCGCCGGCTTTATTTCGATCGAGGATCCCCATGGGCGCACTGACAGCCAACGGCGGCGCAATCGCCACCGCTACCACCCCCGGGGAACCGGTCATCATCCGCAACGACGGCTTCTGGCCTGACGTCGACGCAACTGCCCTACGTGCGTCGACCCGCCTGACTGGAAACGTCACCGACGAGCGCCTGCGCGCTTGTGTCGTCGAGGCGATGCTGTGGGCCAACGATCGCCTGACCAGCTTCAAAGCCCGCCAGATCGCTGACGGCTGGGACAAGGCCGAGGACATCGTCGGCCCGACGATCGCGGGCGAATCGGCCCTCGTTTATCGCTACCGAAGGGCGGTGGCCAGCACCGTGCAGGCCGACGTCGCCGAGCGGTACCGAGACTGGGACACGACCCGGGCCGGTGACTACCGCGCGGACTTCGAGAGCGCCGCAGCCGACGACTTCCGCC